GTGGCGTGTTATCGTGGACGAAGTAGAGCCAGTTCTTCTCATGGCCATCGTTCACCATCGCCTGGGCGTAGTTGTTGCCGTAGATCGGATCGAATCGGGCGACGTTCAGGAACTGCTTGTCCAAGACAAACATCGCCTGATGCGCGTAGCTCTTGAACGGTACAAACGTGCAGCAGCTTAGTCCGTATTTGTCGCCAAACTTGACCACTCGCGGATCTTCGAACTGCTCACCCGGCATGTGCGAGGTGAGGTTGATCAACGCCTTCTTGATGGCTCCAAGATCCTTGGTCAGCTCGAAGACAACGATGTCGTTCTTCTCAAGGTAAACGTCCTCATCCTTCTCGCGCTTGTTGCGGCAGCGTCGGGCGAAAAGAAGGATCTGACCGCTTGGCTCCTGAACGATTGCGGGGTTGAAGTAGTAGGTTCCAACCTCCTCAGGAAGCGTGATTTTGCCAACCTCCCAGTCGCATTGTTCGGCCAGCTTGGGTACGTCGTTTTTTGCGTAGCTCATTAGAAACTCGGCTGCGAATTTGATTTCGTCGTAGAGAGCAAGCCAATGATCGCGCTCCTCGCGGACCTCGGTCAGATGCTCGTCATGTTCTTTGGTTCGAATCTCAAGCGTCTTCTGCAAATCCTCGATCTGCATCAGCAAATCGGCCTGACCATCACCGCCATTTGCGAATCGCTTGAGAGCTTTAAGAGACAGACTTCGGATGATGTCTTTCATTATGGATACAATTTTGTGTTCTCCTGCGTCGCAAGCCTCGGAAGAATCCCGTAAAAGTTCATCCTAGGCATCGAATCGACCAGCATCTGGATGTCGATTGGACCCCAAACCTTCTGGTTCGTTTCGAGGAGTTTGCAGACACCTTCGTAATTTACAAGGTAAGCATGCGTACACATGCCTCGGACCAGCTTGTAAAGGTTCGACGCGATGTAGCTGTGGTCTTCAATCGGGTCAGCGCAGCAGCTTCCGATGTAGACGACATGCCAATCGCTCGGGAGATAGTCCAGATTGTCGGCCAGCTTAGCCTTCCAATCGGAGCATGTGAACTCAACGTCATCCTCAACGATAAGGAATGTCCGATGATCGGTTATCTTCGACTCAACCATCCACTTGATGGCCGACCAGACAGAGAAATGGCTCAGTCCGGCGACGATTGTTTTGACTTTCGCCTTCTCCTTCTCGCGTGTGTGGTAGTAGTCGGTCGATATGCCGCAGTTCTCAGCCCTGAATCCGTACATCGGAACCGCATCGATTCCGAATGACTTCATGTAGCGTATGCAGCGTCGCTCCTTCTCACTCTCAGGCTTCGAGATGATGAAGCACGGCGTCTTTTCGAGCTGTAGTTTCATCGGTTCGGGAGGATGTAGATGATGCCGCGACGCGCGCCTACGCATCGGCTAGGGTGGTTGTAGTAGAAGCTGTAGCCGTACTTCTGCGTCAGCGTCTTGGCACGGTAAATCGCGTCCAGCTTCTCCTTGATGTAGCCGAGGCAGATGTCGTGGCCGTTGTAGCTGTCGTACCCGAGCTGTCCGGTCGGTTCCTTGAAGTCGTGGATGGCGATGACCGGATGTAGGTCGTAGCGATTGATTGCCTCAAGCTCTTCAAGCAGCGGCAGGTAGTCGTTCCAGTGGGCGTCGAGAAAGAAGATCGTGTCGTGTCCAATTCCGTGATGCGGAATGAACCAGTTCATGCAGGCATCGCTACTGCCTTCGAACATCTCAACGTAGACATTCTCGCGCTTAAACTTCTCCTTAGCCCTCTCAACCAGATCATGGTTCAGCTCGCATGAAACGGTCTTGAGGAAGTTCTTGGCCAACCAAACGGTAGTGTCCGCTTCGTGAGTGCCGGTTTCGACGGCGGTCGTCAGCTCGAAGCGTTCTTTGAGGTAGAGAAACTCCTGCTCGATGAACGTGTCTCCATTGAAAGGTGAACCCATAATTTTAGTCGGCCAAAGGACAGTCTTCTTGATCGGCAACTCGCGGGAAAATTGTGAAGCATTTCAGATGCTGTCGGCTCTTAAAGTACATCTGCAAATCGATTGGAGCGAAGACCTCTTCGTTCGTCTCGATAAGAGTCTTGAGAGCCTTCTTGCGGACAATGTAGCAGTGAGTGCAAAGCGGCATCCCTTCGAATAGGTTTGAATCCAGCTCGCGCGAGAGCTTCCCGTGCGCGCAACAAGAGCCAGGATAGAGGATGTCCCAATCCTCTGGCAGTTTTGTCAGCGCACGTTCGATTGTTTCGCGCCAATGCGGACGGAAGAGGATGTCATCCTCTAGAACCATCACCATGTCCGGTGTGGAAGGATCGAAATCCAGCGCGTTCCATAGCATCCAATGGGACATACTGCATCCAACGTGCTTAGAGCAGATGAGATAGCCTGAGCCGGGGTCATCTATCTCGTACGGAATGCTCGCTTTCAGTCCAGACTTCGCGCCGTTCAGGCCATAGAAAATGCGGTAGTCCGTGACTCCAGCGGAATCAAGGTTTCTTTGTAGGCGCGGAATGCGAGAGCTGCCTCGCATCGTGATAACGACCGTTTGCACGGGGTTATTTCAGTTTTCGATAGATAGCAAAAACGCTCTCGCTCAGATCAAATCGCGAAACAAATTCGCAGCGTTTCAGGACAAACTTGAGAGCGGTCTGGGTCGATTCCCAATTCACATCGTCCATGACCAGATATCCGCCAACCTTGAGCTTTGGAAGCCAGTTGACGACATCGCTCGTAGACGGCCATTCGGCGTGATTGGCGTCGATATGAACCATGTCCATGTCCGGCAGGAATCGCGACGCATCCCATGAGGACATGCGGCAGAACTGAATCTGCTTTACGACCTGCGCGCGAACGCAATGACCAACGAAAGATTCGTAATGCTTGTTCAGATCGAGTGTCGCCCACCATTCCTGATTGGCATTCGTTTCATCGTCGATGCAGTCCTCTTTCTTCCAAGAATCGATAGCGTAGACGGTTCCGCTTCCGTTCAGCTTGCAGGCTTGTGCGAGTGCGAGCGTGGACTTGCCCTCGAAAACACCAACTTCAGCGATGCGTTGAGGTTTCGTTTCGAGAACAAGTTTGGCGATTTCTAAACCTTTTTTCGGATCGCACCAACCGCCCATCTTAGGGAAGTTGTCGGCGATGAATTGAACGATGTTTTCTTCGTTTCCCATAATTCTCATCCCTGACGCGCCAAGTTGGACTCGGCAGTTGCATTCGCTCGCTGAATATCAGCGGTTGTCTTGGCATTCCGGCGAGCCAAGTCGGCCATCGCCTTCGTGTTCTGACGCTGAATGTTGGCCATAGTCTCGGCATTCTGGCGAGCGATTTTCGCCTGAACCTCCGCATTCATCACCGCAGTCTTCGGATCGACACCCTGCTGGATGGCCATCGCCTGCTGTTGCTGCGCCATTGCCTGCTGCTGTTCGGCCAATAGCTGACCAAGCTGCTCAACGGTCTGGACAAGCATCTGGAGCTGCTGCGCGTAAGCATCAACTTGAGGACGACGAGTAGGATCGGTGGAGAGACGAGCCAGATGATCCTGAACGTGCTGACCGATACCTTGCAGGAAGAGCATAATCTCCTGCGGATTGCCTCCCTGCTGAATCGAGGAAGCCGCCTCGTTCGCCGCCGCAAGATGCGTGTCGATGTGAACGATTTGGTTCTGCGTGTCCGTGACGATTGCCATGTTACCCTGGCGCAAGGACGAATGCTCCAGAACGGCCAGCGCGGTCTGATCCTGAATTCGTGAAGATTGGATCTGGGTCGGCAGATACCGATCCACCATTTGTTGGCCAACCTGAGCGGCGATGTAGTCGCGCAAGAGGCTGACTTTGCCCCCCTCTGGCAGAGAACCGAGAAGTCCAAGCAGAGAGCCGAGGAGCTGCTGTTTCGCAAACTGAGAACCTTGGCCGACCGTGCGAGTCGCTTCCACGAAGTCGATGTCCAGCATGGCTTGAACCGGAACACCACGTTCGGCGCAACGACGCTGGAACTCAATCGCGTCCTTGTCCGACTTGGTAATCGGATTCAGGTTGGGATTGGAGGCTCGGTTGTACCGCTCTTCGAAGAAGGAATCGAGCTGGTTGTAATACCGGCTGAGCTGCGTCTTACCGATTGCTGACTGCTGTGCCACGATGGCTTGGATTTCAGTCGCAGTTCGTGGGTTGCCAGCCGGTTTGTTGAGCGATTGGCGATACTGAGAGAGATTGCCCTGAAGAACATTCTCAAGGTCCGCGTTGACCGCCATAGGAGCGTCCAGAACGCCAGCAATGTTCTGCTGAATGACTTCGTAGTCTGGCGGGAGAATGGCATACGGTCCTTGCTGAACGACGCTGGTCTTGCTGAGAGCGTTCGGGTTGAGGGGACGGAAGAGGATCTGGGTGCGAGCGAATGCGCTGTCCACCATCGAGCAGCGAAGCCGGTTCTTCAGCTCCATCGCCTGAAGCATCTTGATGCCAAGACCCTTCACACCGTGATGCTCGCCATCACCACGGTCGTAATACATCGGATGAATGATCTGCTCCCACCGCTTGTAACGGCGCAGCTTCCGATACATGAAGTTCTCGCTGTCCCGCTCATCGATAATGGCATGGCTGATCTGGCCATCGAACTCCTTGTAGAAGATGTGGGACATCAGCACGACCTCTGACCGTGCGGAGAACGTGATGTCGTTCGAGCGGAGCTGACGTTGGAAGAACTCCCAATCGTACTGAACGCCGGAACGGTACGGCTCGGGCATCGCAGCGCGGATACGCTGGCGAACGTAGTCCACGTTCCAACCGGCAGCAGTCGCAGCTTTCTCGTCTTGGATCTTCTCGAACAGATCATCGACACCCATGCGAGTGCGGACGCAAGCCACCTTCCAATCGCTGACGTTGGACTTGGTGCCATCGGGGACGAGAAGGTCCGTCGCCATGATGGCTTTGCATCGCCAGTTGGAGCTGTCTTCGAAGATTAGCGGACCATTGCCAATAAGGACCATCTCACGCTGCGAGAGCTGCATGATGTAGTCGAAGTCCTTGTCCAGCTTCTGGAGACGGTCGAACTCCTCGGTGATAATCTTCGACCACTCCTCCCGCTTATCCATGTCGTTGCCGTAAGCGGTGCGAATGTTGGCGTAGGTCGGAACCTCGGCGAACACATCGTAGAAGGCTGACATGGCCAACGTGAGGAACGCTTCCGACTCGCGGAAGTTGACGTTGGTACGGAACGCTTGGTTGTTGCGTCGAAGCTCTGACGGGTTGTACGGAGGATTGCCGTCAACAAGGCCACGGAGCTTTGCGCGGGTATTGTTCCGCAGCTCGTCGGCCATAATGAGCTTCTGGAATATCTCGCGAGCCGATGCCGCGTCGGCAATACGAGTTTCGGGAGCTTTACCCTCCTCGTTAATGGTTTCGAGCGGCAGTTGGGCTAGGTTTCCGTACATGGTCGTTTTTTCCAGCAGTGAGCTGGCAAGTTTGCGTTCTCTGTAGCGTCCGTAAATTTATGGAGTGTTTCAATGGGAAACCACACCATGCTTCTAATGAAGCAACCACAAAATTCACAGCTTTGAAGCTGGTCGTCTAGTGGTGTTGTTCCGTGTTGAGAAAGTGTCCTGACAGCTTCTTTGAGGACGCGAGCGTTGCATCCGGTGCATCCGAGTGGCTTCCGATTGAATTGGCATCCGGCGCAAATGCTCGCCCTTCGAACAGCTTCCGCCTGATCAACCTTGCCGCCGCCAACGGTCAGCCCATGAATCAGGCTCATGCTGAAGCGGATAACGTCTCCGATTTGAAGAGATTTCAAACCTTTCGGCCTAGGAATCTCAACTTCGTCGTAAGAGCAGTCAGCACCGTTACGACACTGATACTCGGTGATTAAGATGTCGAGGTTGGTTGGAACCTTGACCGCGTTGGCCGCGTAATGGTTGCGAACGAACTCGCGGAGCTGCGGCAATGAACCTGCCGGTATCTCGATGCCGGTTTCAGGAACGCGGTAGTTCCATCCGCCAGGAATGACATTGTGTTCATTGAGGATCTTGTAGCCGCTCATACGTCCCCGTCGTAGTAAATGGAGTCTGCGTCCCTCACCAGCTTTTCCCATACCTTGTCCATCTTTGTTGCTCGCGGTTCAAAGGAGGCGGTTTTACGCACCAGATCAAGCAAGACTACAGCAGCGTCGGCTAAGTCAGGCGATTTGCCGGTTCTTTGTTTCATCACAGTCTTCGATTCGACGGATATCTTCCGCTTCCCATCGTCGAACATTCGCGCACAGAACTCTTGCAACGTCTCGATGTCCATGCCGCCAATCCGCTCCTCGACAACCCATTTACGCATTGAGAACCAGAGTTCCGTTACCTTGCGGTCGTATGCCTCATTGCATGGCCTACTGTCCTCGTCGCTGACCGGAATGGTTGATGGAGAGCCGCCGAACTCGACGCGGTGAACTACACCCCATTCTCTGGTCAGAATGTCCGCCAGACCGCCACCCTCACCGCTTGAATCGAGAGCAAACTTGTCCGGTGGAACGCCGCGCTTGTTGCATTCCTCTTTAACTCGATTGGCTATCTGGTAATGAACTGGCTCGGTGAGCTGAGCGTTGGGCGATATCTGGATGATATCCTGAAAGAGGATGCTCAGCTTATCGTTAGCGGTGCCGACTTTGGCAAATCGAAGGATACATCTATCACCTCCGAAGCCGGGGTCGAGAGCCGCGACAATCTGGACGTTGGTCGTAAAAGTGAGCTTCTTGTTTGGTGTGTGCGTGTCGATGAGCGATTCGGACAGCACCGTCTTGACCATGCCATCAGGACTCCAGAATCCGCGTGTGTACTTCCAGAACGTAGGACTCTGCTCGCCCTCATGGCGCATTGCCGACAAGACCTGATCTTGGGTGATGAGATACGGGTATTTCGTTCGCCCCTCGGTGATGTTCGGCGACTTCATGCCGTCGAAGCGTCGGCACATGCCGCGTTCAGTCAGCCAATGCTGATCTTCAATCGTGACGCTGCGCCACCCTTTTGCCGGTGTGCAGAATCTGCCGTGCGGATCAAACTTTGATGCCGGATTCCCAATGACGAGCATCTTGAACTCGCGGCAACCTTTGGAGAGGTTTGTGCAAGCCTCGAACGCTGCTTCGGGCGTATCCGTCGCTTCGTCGATAATGACCATCACGCGCTCGGCGTGAATACCCTGAATGTTGGCCACTGCCTTCGAGGTGTTACCTTCGGCGACGGCGATAGCTGAAATTGAATGCCGGTCGTCACCTTTGACAGCCTGCAATGCCATCTTCGAATCGACCATGTTTCCGGGGAATCCTCGCGATTTCCGAACAAGATCCTGAAGATTGGCCCACATACGCTTTCGGATCATCTTCGCGGTCGTCGATGTCAGAACAACCGTTGACTTGGCAGGGTTGGCCAACCACCAGACTGTCGCGAAAAGCGTTGCGCCGAAGGTCTTTCCGCTCGCTCCGCATCCCGCCCATCCAACGTAGTTATGCTCACAGAGGCTTTCGACTTGAGCTTCTAACCACGGGTTCCAACTCATCTTCGGCCAGAGCATTTTCGTCGCATTTTGAAAATGTTCGAAAGTGCCTAGTCCACCCTCGTTTGGTTGGAGTCGATTTCGGAAAGCGTACAGCTCTAGTTCAAGATCGGGAATCTTGACGGGCGAGCGTATTCCGTACTTGTGGTCGATCAATGGATTCTCAGACACTTGCTCTGCCATAGTTTGGCCTTGCATTAGTTGTCGTTGGACTTGAGGTTCTGCGAAAGGAAAATTATGCCGTCGCAACTTGTTTCTTCATCCGGCTGTTGCCAGCCTTGCGACTCCGAGCCGGTAGTCGTGAATATCCCTGGTCCTCAAGGGGCAGCGGGTACAAACGGCACCAATGGCACGAACGGAATCGATTCGTTCACCTACACCACTGCGGCATTTTTTGTCCCTGCTCTCGGAGCGTCGGTTGTGGTTGCGGTCGATAACACCGAGTTTTTGCCTGAATCAGTCGCCGGACAGTTCTTCGTTTCGATTCAAGGTCTTGGGTACATGCAAGTTACCTCGGTCGATGGTTTGCTGCTGACCTTGCAGAATCCTGCTCCTGGTGTTCTCGGCATTGCCAATGCGATTCCGACTACATTGATTCCTCCCGGTTCGCTCATCACGCTTGCTGGTGCGATTGGGCCTACGGGTGCTGCCGGTGTGTCTGGCGGTGCGCCGGTTGGAGCTTCTTACATCTGCCGCACAGCCGATGGAACTCTGACGAACGAGACAGCCCTCGATTCGCTTGCCGCCGGTTACATGAAGACCGCCGGATCGGGCGGTTCTGGCGTCGTCTCGACCGTTGCGACTGTTCCAGTTGGCGACATCAGCGGTACGCTGCCGATTGCTAAGGGTGGAACGAATCTAACAACCGCTCCAGCGAACAAGATTCCGGTGGGTGATGGAACCACCTATCTCCAGAAAGAAATCGTTGGGACAGCTCCGATTGTTGTGACGAATTCGGCTGGAAACATCACGCTGTCCGCGCCTTCGATTGTTCCATTCAACTACGTCACGTTTACGCGGAGAGTTGACTCTGGAACTCTTCCGTATGTTAACCCATCACCTGCGAATCAAAACATTTTTAGCAGCACAAATTATCCAAGTACAAACTATACCGGAATTGACACTGCCTCTGGATTCAATTCCGTAAACGGAAGGTTTGTCGTTCCTTACTCTGGATACTACAGGTTAGACGCTTTATTTATTTTTACACCTGCTGCTGGCAGTTACGCCAACGCTGCAATTAGAAAAAACGGATCAACAACTCTTCTTCCGTTAAGCGAAACAGCAACAATTTCTCCGGTTGCGATTGGGCCGTTTTTTCTTCAATACATAGATCAAGCTATTGCCGGGGATTATTACGAGCTTGTTGTTACGTCTTTTGGGTCTGGCGGAACAGTCGGAGCTAACTCCTCATTCTCCGTCCAGCGGATTCAGGCTTAAACCATGAGCGAACGCGCACCACGCAGGTACACGGACGGATCTGTCACCTTCGAGGGTGGCATTGATGCTGGCGTGATGCCTTCCGAGGTGGACAAGAATCAGGTTGCGTTCGCGGTTAATGCCAATTTTCGCGAGGGGTTCATAGCTCCTCGCCCTGGTTTCACTCAGAAAGACTACGACCTCTGCGTCACGATTACGGCAGATAATGCCGAGATTACCGCTGACCAGACGAACGTAACGGCGGATGGATGGTCGGAGGATTGCTACGGTCCTCAGGGTCTGACCGGCACATTCCAATGCGCTCTACCCTACATCTCGGACGATGGACGCACGTTTATCCTGCTGATGATCAGTGGTAAAGTGTGGCTTTACGACTGCCTTCAGAATAAGGCTCAAGACCTCACAGTTTCCGCTGACCTAGAAAATCCTTCCAACCTGCTCGATGGCTGGATGGTTCAAGCTGAGAACTTCGTCGTCATTCAAGATGGATTCAGCAAGCCGCTGATCTTCAACGGGACAAGTCTGCGTCGAGCTAAGGACGACGAAATTAAGACCGGCAGAGTTATGGCCTACGTCAATGGCCGTATCTGGTACGCGCTTCCAAACGGCTTTTCATTCCGAGCCACCGACATCGTTTATGGAGACGGTACGCGAGCCAGCGTTCTCAAGGAAACCGAGAACACCTTCCTCAATGAAGGCGGAGACTTTTCGGTTCCGTCGGATTCAGGAGGCATCACAGCAATGGCCGTCCCCGGCGATCCAGATACGTCGCTTGGTCAAGGACCGCTTCTTGTCTTCACGCCTCGATACGTTTTCAGCGTCCAAGCCCCTGTAGATCGCGATGTTTGGAAGAACCTGAACTATCCCATTCAGGCTATCAGCTTGCTGACCAGCGGCGCGTTAGGCGCACGGTCGGCCATCACCGTCAATGGCGATGTCTTCTACCGAGCTATCGACGGTATCCGCTCGTTCATCATTGCTCGTCGGTCATTCAATGACTGGGGCAACACACCCATCAGCGGCGAGATGACGCCCATCGTTGAGAACGACCAAACAAGTCTTTTGTGGGCCAGTTCTGCCGTCGTCTTTGACAATCGGGTGTTGATGACCTCTCAGCCTCGCTTCAATTCGGAGGGCGTGATTCATAAGGCCATATCCGTACTGGATATGGAGCTTGTCACCTCGATGCGGAAGAAGGCTCCTCCAGCATGGTCTGGCATCTGGACCGGCCTGAACGTGTTGCAGCTCGTCAAGACCGAGAACGCTTACGGAGACGCTTGTTTCGCAATCGCTCGCGGATCGGATGACACGATTCAGATTTGGGAAATCACCAAGGGTGACAAGTTCGACATGAACTTGAGTGAGACTCCCAAGAAGGAAATCGAGTGGCAGGTGCAGACTCGCGCCTACAACTTTGAGGTTCCATTCGGTCTGAAGCGGCTCGATTCCGGCGACTTGTTCATCGACAAGCTGGAAGGCGATGTCTCCTTCAATGTCACCTATCGACCTGACCAGTATCCTGGCTGGATCGAGTGGATTGACTTCGCCGAATGCGCGACTGTTACGCAGTGCTTTGATCTTTGTCCGATTACGAACTTCAAACCGCAGTATCGGCCTAAGATGCGCTTCCCGACTCCATCGGATGCGCCGTGCAACGCGACAATCAGCACTCCCGCTCGGAATCTTTACGAGGTTCAGGTCATGCTGAACATCATCGGGTACTGTCGGGTCAAGAGTCTTCGAGTTCACGCCTACGACATCCAAGAGTCGAGTGTTGGAGAGTGCCGGACAGTCTTCCCTGCCTGCACACCGCTTGATGTCTGCGATATCAACCCGCTGACCTACACATCGGAATAGCCTAACAATTATGCCAAACCTTACGCTCATCACGCTTACTCCGCCGAGTTTGCCGGTTGGATACTGTCCGCTGAACTACCAGACGTTGGCCAACGATATCATCAGCGGCACTCAGGCGACGTTCAACAGCTCGATTGGAAACTCGTTCTTCAACTTTGGATCGACCACTCCTGCGCTGAACAATCAGGTTTATCCGTGGCTGGATGAGAAGGGCAACTGGTGGGTGCGTGTTAATGGATACTGGGCAAGACAGCATCCGGTTGCACCCAACAGCTCCGAGCGTCGCATATTTGCTGGTACTGCCGCAGACATCTTGAGCTACGACGGCGGCGACGGAACCGCTACCGCTGCCCTGATGACTGGCCCAATGTGGGAGATTGACACAAATTTCGATGCTCGATTCCCGGTTGGCGTTGGAGCGTTTGCGGCGAGCGGAACCGTGAACGTCAATGGAACCTCAACGACTACATCTGTTGTCGGAGAGGACAAGCACACGCTTATCGTTGGCGAAACCCCGTTCAACGAACACACACACGGTGTTGCCAAGTTGGCTGCTCCCAACAACGACGACTACTACCTTGTTTCAAAATCTTGGTCTGGCCTTGGCTCTTACCCCAGTCAAATTATCCAAGGTGCCGCTGGAACGGGTGGCGGAGGAGCAGGTCCAAGCATCACGACTGGTGAAGTTGGAACGACCAACGCGGACAAGACTGGCAACGACAGCCAGAACGCCATCGGTCATAACAACCTTCCGCCGTTCTACGGTGTGTACTTCATCAAGCGAACCATCCGAGAATACTACACCAAATGAAGCTGATTGTTCAGGACATCCGCTCGACTATCGCTCGGGTCATCGGCGTATGTGTCGATGATCAGCGCGTTTACGACTACATCAACCAAGCGTGTCGAAGGCTTCTACACAAGGGTCTGTGGGCCGGTGCGTACGGGCGGTTCACGATTCATACGGTCGGCGGTTGCATCACTTGGCCGCGCCAGATCGAAACCATCGAAGCCGTAGCCGATTGCTGCGGAGTCGGAACTGTCCGCAATCAATGGTTCGAGTTTCAGGAAACCGGCTATGGACTGCTCAACTCAGGAGACGCTTGCGTCGGTAAGCAGCTTATTGACCGTGGGACTGTCGTCTCTTACCGCGACATGTCTGGTGGTCTTAACAGCGTTCTACGAGTCTACCCTGGAGACAATTCAGACATCGGTAAAACAATCATACTCCAAGGAACCGACGCGAACGGGAACTGGATTCGCACACAACTGCCGAGTGGAAGCTGGATTGATGGAGAACAGTTGACGTTGGCTATGCCATATGTTCAGTCCATAAAGCTGTTCACCTCTTTGACTGGCGTCATCCGCGAGGCGACGAACACTGCGAGCCGCTTGTATGAAAAGAATCTTACAAGCGGAGCCGAACTCGATCTGGCAGTTTACGACCCCGATGAAACTCTGCCGCAGTATCGCCGCAGTCTGCTGACCGACCGCTGCCATAACGACGAGGATAAGCCGGTGACGGTCATGGCGAAGATGCGCCATATCAACGCGACGAGCGTTAACGACTACCTCATTCCTCCGTGTCCTGATGCCATCAAACTGATGGTCATGGCGATTCGCAAGGAGGAGAACGATTTGATTCAGGAAGCAGTGGCCTACGAAGCTAAAGCGGTTCAAGCTGTGCAGGAGCAGACGATGCAGTATCTGGGCGATGCAGTGCATACGATACGCATGGTCGGCGTCGGTTTGAACGGCGGAGGATTTTCGCAATGGTTCTGAACCAAAAAGGATAATTTATGGCAATAGGACTTGGAGCGGCAATTTTGGGCGGAGCGGGAATCTCGGCAGCGGGAAGTCTGCTCGGTGGACTGTTCGGCGGAAAGAAGCCGAAGGTTCCTGAGCTGAAGCCGATTGATTTCGCCAAGGAGCAGCAGCAGGCAATTCAGCAAAACATCGCGTCGCTTGAGCCTGCTACCGAGTTGGCCAAGAAAACAACCGCCGCTGAGCAGTCTCAGCTTGAGTCGCAGCTTCGTCGTGCGATTCCTGGCTATGATCAACTTGTTTCTCAGGCTGGACAGAACATTGCCGCTTCTCTTCGCGGTGAAATTTCGCCCGAGGTTTCCGCTCAGGTTCAGCGTTCTACCGCTGGACGCGCTTTGTCTGGTGGATTCGGCGCAGGATCTGGATTTGGCCGTGCGCTAACCGCTCGCGATTTGGGCCTGACCGGCATGCAGATTCAGAATCAGGGTCTTGCTCAAGCTCAGAACTTCATCCAGCAGCAGCGGACGTTTGGCATGGTTCAGCCGTTCTCGGTTGGAAGCATGTTCATTACGCCAAGTCAACGAATTGGATTCATGCAGCAGCAACAGCAAGCTCAGTACGGACGCGACTTGACCGCTGCTCAAGTTGCCGCTCAGGCGTCGCCGATGCAGCAAGCAATGCAGAGCGCAATAACTGGATTTGCGGGACAAGTTGGCGGCGCGTTTTCGCAATACGGAATGTCGAAAGCGTTGATGGCTCCGCCTCCGTCATCTGGAGGGCTGTCCGCTGGTTCTGAGTATTTGGGGGCTGGAGTGGGAACTGGCTCCGACATGAGTCTCACGGGTATAATTCCTGACGCAGGTTAATCTTATGGCCGATCAATCTCTTCAAGCATTTCAGCTAGGCGCATCGCTGTTCGACCGCGCGCAGACGCAGGCTCGCATGATGGAGCAGTTCCAGCAGCAGACTGCGGAATCTGTGCTTCAACGGCAGGGGTTGGAGCTTCAGAACAAGATTCGGGATATCACCCTTGCCGACACCATCGAGGAGCGGCAGGCGCAGGTTGATGAGTTCAAGGCGTTCTCGGATCTTAGCAAGCAAGTCGGAGATTACCTCGACAATCCTAGCGCAAAAGCAAAGTTTCCGGTCATTCCTGCTTTCAAGTCCAAGCAGTACCGGCTTGAGGCGGACAAGATGCTCAACAATCTTGAGAAGTATTCTGCTCGCGCTGAACTTCTGAAGGCTAGAGATAGGGCGGAAGCTACCTCCAACACGCTGAGAGCATCGACGATAAACAAGGCAATCGATGCCGGTGCGTGGATAGGATTCAATCAAGACGGAAGCCCTAACATCGACGTTCAGAAAATGAACGCCTATTATGAAAAATTAGGCTCTTCAAAGATTGGTCAAACCGAAGCTAAAACAGCATCAATTCTTGGCAATCTTGAACTCACTAGGGACAAGCTGACGGCGTTGATTGCTAACAATGCAAGTGATGCTGAGATTGAAAAAGCAAAACTGGAGTATCAAAAGTTAAAAGATGCTGCTCGGCTTGAGCTTGATCGGGATGAATTTGGGCTTAAGAAGGCAACTCAAGAAGCCAAGACAAAACTTGAGGGTGAAAAGTTTGATTTTACCAAGGGGCTTCAACTCGACAAACTTGCGCTTGAAAAAATCAGAGTAAGTCAGCTCGGAAAGAGAACTGACGCTTATGTTCAAAAAATTCTCCAACCTGCAAAAGCTGGAGAAATTAAACTTAATGCGGTAGATGATAGGCTTGTCAAAAAAGCCGCTGATGACATCGCCAACAAGCAGGGGATTTCTGACGCAATTGGATATGAGATTGGCGTTCTCGATGATCCGTCAATTGACGAATATGTGAAACGAGCTTCCGCTCAGAACATCCTTAAGATTCTAAACAGCGCAGAAGGCAAGGACGCTGTTGGTGTAGAAGAGTCGAAACGCCTTGGACAGTTCCTAGAGTTTCAGTTGAACCCAGTCAAAGGGTTTGCAACTGGAAGGGTATTTGGAACCGATCTTCCTAGATTTGTTGAACAAATTCAGATCAAGAAAGACGAGCTTGATACTCGTGTCAGCGAGGGAATGAACCGGGTAAACAGTATTTATAGGAAATACGGAAAAGACATTCCCGCCGGAACATCCCAAACGCCTTCAAGAGGCACAATGATTACGGCTCCTGCTCCTCAAGCGATGAGTTCGACGAATTCCACAGCAATGTCTGGAACAAATTCCGTGTCCGAAATCTCTTTTAAGTCAACGGCTGAAGCTAGGGCAAAAGGAAAGAAATCTGGAGACTTGGTGATTATCAACGGAGTTCGGGGAAATCTAAACTGACTTATGGACGAATATGTTTTGCAGGATGGAAATCAAGCCGATCAAACGCAGGTTGGCCAGCCGTTGAGTGCTGCTGATGTTACTTTTAGCGAGACTGTTCAAAATCAACAACAGCCTCCGAATGTCGAGCAAGAGGACATTTACGCTGGTTTTACACCAAGCGAACCACAATCTGGTACGCAAGAGGACATCTACGCTGGGTTTACACCGCTAAAAACCCCTGAGGGTTCTATTGGTGGAATCAATCAAACTGCGGAACAATCTCCCATTGGTTCAATGGAAGCGGTTCAGCAAGCTGCCGCTCAATCTTCGCTTGTTGGTCGTGACACTTTCAGGCCGAAGAGTCTTTTGGTCGAGCAAGCGGACCTAAGGCTTGGTCGTGAAAGTGCAAAGAAGTTTCAGGAGCTAGAAGCCACCGGATTCAATCCCACTGTTCCAATTGAATTTACCCCTCAGGAACAGAAGCTACTAAACGAGTATCGATTCAATCAAGCTCGACGAGGACTTGGAATGGCTGCTGGCTTGGCCGCTGGAATTGGACTTTCTCAAATTCCCGGTGGTCAAACAGTTGGTGGAGAAATGCTCGCTGGAGTTGGAAGTGAGCTTCTTCGCCAGACAATAGCTCCAGAGCCGTACGATGTCCAAGAAGCTGCTGCTCAGGGTGTTCCACTTCTTAGTCTTTCAAAGCGTGGAGCTGGAGGGTTTCGTAGTCCTTTGCAGTTTTTGACCACCGCTGAAACTGGAGTTACTCAGCAGTCTTCAAGGTTGAAGCAAATTCTCAAAGAGGGTGCCGCTGGCGGGATGACCGGGGCGGCTCAAGGTTTTGCCTCAACACTTGGAGATGAGTCTGGAAAAACAGAAGAAACGATCAAGCAAGCGGCACTAAGCGGCCTTTTTCTTCCCACGTTTGCGGGAGGTTTGAGGGGTCTTGGCGCGCTCTCTAGAAGTGGGCCAAGCCTGAGAAGGTTCGCTGGAGAACTTCAGCGTCCTTACACGCAGCAGTTTTTAACCGAACGCGCAGACGCAATTCGTCGAGAGCTTGGATCAGGTGGAGGAATTGATCCTGCATTGGCTGGACAGTTGGCCGACACGCTTTACTCACCCGAGCTTTCTGGAACTCGACCTGAAGACATCCGAGCTTGGGGAGAAAACATTCAGACGTTTCTTCAGGATTCAATCAGGAAAGGATCTGCCGCTGGATTGAGTGGAGACGATCTGACCAATCAAATCGTTTCAGAACTCAAGCGTGTTACAGAACGGAAAGACATCGACAATAATCTGATCAGCGGAATCGTGCTGAATGCTCAGCAGATGATTGGGGAGGCGAAGAAAAAAGTGGATTTTGCGTTTGCAGAGAAAAACGCTGAGCTGCTCGGTGCTGCAAGAAGGGCTGAAGGTGAACTTCAGTTGGAGTCCAAGTCTCTCTTTGACGACATCAGGAATCTTGAAATCCAAAAGAAAGACCTCAAAGCATCTGATGACATCACAAGAACCCAAATCGACAACGAGATAGCCGACAAACAGAGGCAGATTCAGGAAATCGAAAGCGGATTTGATCCGAAGTTCGATTACGGAAAGTCTGTAACACAGTATCAAACTGGAAAACAATTTGGAGAATACGCCAACATTCTCCTTCAGGAATTTAAGGACAAGCAAAAGGCTGGATATGCAAAATTAGATCCTAAACTGAACTCAATTTCTGTTTCTGTTCCCAAAAAAGACAAACTTGGTAAAGTTGTAAAAGACGAAAACGGAAACGATGTAATCGAGACTTTTACTCTTAATGATCTTAAAAATCAGAGAACCGAGATTCTCAATCAGATAGATTTCAACAAGAAGGTTCAGCAAGCTGATTACGATACGTTCCAAGAACTTGATCGTGTTCAAGGTTTGATGGAAGAGGCTCTTAACACTGATCCGGGTTTCAAGGCCGCATTCAAAGCTCAAAACGCAGAGTATCGAGAAGGAATAAACAGGTTCAAAGGAAGCATCATCTCAAGTCTGCTGAGGGACGTTGGCGAGGGAGGAGGAAGTCCTGAAGCGGTGTTGAGCCTTCTTGGAACTCGCGGAGGACAAGCGTTAGAGGTTATGAAAAAGGTGGCTGGTTCCGAATGGGAGCCTACGTTCAAACCTCTTCTTCAAGACTTTGTTTACAACAGACTGCGTAAGGTTGGCCAAAAGCCTGAAGAGTTCTTGTCTTTGCTGACGGAAGCAAAAATGGGCAAGGGAAGTCAGCTTACCGGAGAGGTTGCGAATGAGTTTTTTCCGCAGCTTTCTGAAATCCAAGATGTTGCCACTCGTTACAAGGGTTTGGTTGACAGAAAGGCTACTCTAACCACCCAGAAAAACGACCTAGTTTCCAAATCTAAGGAGCTTGAGGCAAGGATTGCAAATGACGACACGGCTGCTCGTGGATTGTTGAAGGAGAATGAAAAGAAGCTCAAATCCGTTAATGAAGAGATTGAACGGCTTGAGAAGCCTCGTCCTGATCTTGGAGTTGAGTTGAAAGAGATGGATGCCAAGACAAAGCAGATAGTGGCCGCTTTGACCGATCTTCAGAGTGCTGTAAACGGGAAATTGCCAATCAAGTTGGATGACGAGCAGATCAGACTAATCCTATCAAATCCAGACTCGGGAAGGTTGGCCAAGGATCTTCAACTTTACGTTCAGCAAGCATCCAGAGAAGCGACTGACTTCCAGAAGATGGTTTTGGACGCCACAAAGACCGGAAGACTTTCTGCCAAACAAGTTCAACCGGAAGATGTGGTCAGGTTTTTGACAACTGATTACAGCAAGCAACAGCGTTATGTCGTTCAGGAGTTTATGAATGTCATGCGGAACGAAAGGCCAGATCTTGTTGGCGACGTTCAGAATTTGGTCGTTGGGAACCTTTTCAGAGAATCTCTGGATGCCGGTAAGAAGCAGGTGAACATCAACAAAATGCGCGAGCTGATTTCTGGTCAGTACAATCCGCTCATTGTTGAGGCGTTCGGAAAGTCTGGAGTCGATCAGATGAACAAGATTGCTGATCAGCTTTCTGTCATCATCGAGAAGGACAGTCTCGTTAAGAGCAAGCTCATCCCCGCTGTGACATCTGCTGTTGCATCAACTCTTGGGGCAAACATGTACGGCAGGATGGCGTTGTCTAACCTTGCTGCGGTAACAGGAGCTGCTGCCGTTGGAAGGATTCTTAGAAACCCTGATTACCTTGCCACGGTTGCAAAACCAATCGATCAGGTTGCGAAGGTTCAAATGGATGCGTTCAACCGTCGCTGGCCTAAGATTCTTACGCTTGAAGCTGATCGTTTGAAAATGAGAAACGATGAGCGCGAGGAGGCTGAACGTCCCCAGATTCCCCCAGCTTCAGTTCGACGCTTCTAATGAAAACCTCCCTCTCCAAGAAAGGTAATCGCTACCAGGGCAAGAAGGTGACGCTCAACAAGCCGTTCTACACGCCGGGAGAGCGGAAGAAGAGTGCTGTCTACGTTAAGAACGACAGCGGAAACGTCATCAAGGTTCGCTTCGGCGATCCGAATATGGAGATTAAGCGCGACAATCCTGAGCGTCGTAAGAACTTCCGTGCGCGGCATAACTGCGATACGGCGAAAGATCCTACGAAGCCCAGAACGTGGTCGTGCAAAGCATGGTGATTTCGTCGGTAACAACTGATTCTAACTAATATGGACAAGATGAAACTTGGTGGTGGCGGACGTTACGAGAAGCTCATCGGCGAGCTTGAGAAGAAGGGTGTGAGAGAGCCTCGCGCTTTGGCGGCTTACATCGGACGCAAAAAGCTCGGCAAGGCGAAGTTCCAATCGCTCGCTGCGAAAGGTCGTCGCCGCGCTGAACGCGAGAAGGAAAGCTAACGCCCCCTAGGTCGTCCGCCCCACGGCTTCTTCGTTGTAGCCGCCGCCTTATCGACTACGAACTTCTCAGGATCTGCGTAGTCCCAGGATATCGTTCCGACTCCTCGTTGAATGACGATGGAGCCGGTTTTGTTTCCATTCTTGTCCTTCAGTCCTGACCTGTCTCCGCGCTTTGCCATTCCGAGCATGAAGCGTCGCGGCTGATTGAATCCGACCTCCTTCAGCACAATCACCTCTCTCGCCCAGTTGGTCAGGTCAGACGATCCAAATCCCGAGTAGGCCATATCTGCCACGCTCTCAGGTTTGTCGTCCTTACCCTTCGGCTTGGGGAAGTGATGGACCAGCACGATGACGACGCCTGTCTCCATCATGATCGGCTGGAGCAGATGTCGCGTGAAGTTCGCGCAGACCTCAATGTCCGATGGATTGCCTCCGATGTACGAGAGCAGAGGGTCGATGTAAACGATATCCACCTTCGTCTTGCGAATGAGGCGACGCAGCATGGTTGTGAACTCCGCGCCGGTTCGAACCGCCTCTCGGAAGAAGAGCATGTCCGCACGACGCAATCCGTTCCGCCAATCGCTTCCGAAGACCATCTGCGCGGCTCCTTTCAGCGCATCATGCTGATCGGCAATGTCGTTCTCAGCTTGGACGTAGGCCACCTTGAGCGGTCGTACTGGCTGGCATCCGAACCAATCTGAACCTATGGCCCACCTGAGTCCTTGATAGAATGCCATCGAGCTTTTGCCGCATCCGCTTTGACCGACAAAGAGCATTGATGAACCGCGTCGAATCCATCTGTCGCCGATCAGGTTGTCAGGGTCATTCTCAGGATCGTAATCGATGATGCTCTGGAGCGGGAACTCCTGAGGCATATCCTGCGACTCCAGATAGTCTGTGAACGCATCCCAGTTCACGACGCCCACATTGATGGCGATAAGCCTCTGCTCATTGCCATCGCGCATCACACCGGCTAATCGGCTGAACCTGCTCGCGTTCTTGTTCTTCGGATCGATGCCGAGGGCTTCCAGATGGCGATAAACAACATCGCGACGCTCGTTCCATTCCTCCTTGTTAGCCGCTTCGACTCTGACCCAGCCGTGCAGACTCTTGCCGCCGGAATCAATGACGACCGATAGCGGCAGCTTCGAATCCTTCAGGATCGTCCATTGCTCATCCTTGGTCTTCTCATCCATCTCGACCAGCACATGGCGGAATGCTGACACGCCGGAATCCGATCCGGTTTCATCGAGACACGGATTCACTCGGACATACGCGCCACGGCTGTCAGGACCGTTCCACATGGAACTTATGGGCGGCGTGAAATGCTTCTCAATCCATTCGTCGCGCTTGAGGAATGTACCCTTGGACGCTGGCCTACCCTTACCCTCCTCATCGCAGATGATGTCGTTGCAGATACAGACAGTCTCATCCGGCTCGAAGCAGGCTTTGAGGAAGTCGATGGTTGTAAATCTGCATTCCGGTTGCGGAATTGCTTGGATCTTCTGGACGATAAACTTGCCGGTCGTTGATACGGGAGTTCCGCTTTGTGCGGATAGAAGCCATCCCTTCGGCTTGTCGTGAGAAACTCTAAACGCCTCGTTTAGCTTATGAACCAAGTCGTTCGGCTTCCACGGCGGCATGCACTTCGCGTTGTACTCATGCAGCAGAGTCTCGGCGTCGCCATGCGATAGCTCGAAGCCATGCACTAGAGCGGTAGCTACTGCGAAGGTCGTGTTATGACCGCCCTGGCCGCTGACGGCACCGGGGGTGTTACGAAGCCATGCTCGCGCACGGTCGATATTTGAATTGCTCATTCGATTCCAAGTTGTTTTCTCGCGAGTTCCCCGGACTTACCAAGGTCAGTCTTGGCGATGTCCTGAAGAACAGAATTTGATTTCTCCAGCTTCTGAAAAAGGAGAGCCAGCTCTTTGGGAGTCATCAGGTACTTGCTCCACTGTTGGATGGGTATGGAGCGAGACTTAAACTTCGCAAAGAGCTGCTCTTGTGCGGCGATGTAATGGCTAGGGCTTCGCATCTATCAGCGCGAACTTGGCATTGAATTCAGCCTTCGTTCGAACGTAGAGCTTTCGTTTGCCTTCCCGCATGTAGGCCACGCCAGCCCACTTGGTTTCTCCGATTCGTATCTCTACGTCGTCGGAGAGGAGTTCAACCTGCACCGAACTGTTTTTTAAGTTCTTGTATCTCATCTTCGGAGGCATCGTCGAGATGGCCTGAACCGCTCGAATGCCAGACTCCATCCACGTTTTGCTGGGGCTTCGGCCTGCTCATCCAACCGCGAAGAAGTGCATACTCGATCAACTGAGGGGCTTCCTTCAACAACTGTTGTCGCGTGATTTCAGATTTCATCGGGTTCGATTCGTTTGCCGCGTCGTCCGCCAGATCGGCGCATACCCATCTCGGTTCCAACCTCATTGGCGAATCCACGGCGGATCAGCCATTCCTTGTACTTTCGGTCGATGTAGGCGAAGTCGATCCTCGGGGTCGATTCGTCGGCGTCTGCCACTCGGACTGTTGCTACTTTGTTCATGCTTATTTGTATATCTCGGTTGTTAGTTTGTAGTGTCGCTCAGCTTGGGTGCAGTTCCAGCACAGGTCATGTCCTGCGTTGCATCCGCATCCGAGAGATTTGAAGAGAACCTTGGCCAACCATTGGTATTCCTCGACGGCATGGCGCAGGGTTTCGATGTCGGTTTCTTGGGCGAGAGGTTTGGTAGGTTCGCTCATTTGACGACGAAGAGAATGAAGTACGCAGCGGTGATGACCATGCCAGCGCAGAATGCGGCGATGAGGAGCTGCTTGAGTTCGTCCGGTGATGGAGGACGGCTCGATCTGCGAATCATCTGCCACCTCCTAGGGCATAGTGAAGGATCAGAAGCGCGTCGCAGTTCTTCAGGGTTACGTCTAGATGAGGATACAATTCCTGCGCCTTCGCCTTGAGCTTTCGCTTCCATTCCGAATGATCTTTGCACGATGCTTTCCCACCGAGTCCTAGAGGAGCCTGCCACACTTTTGGAGCTGCTCTGTGAAGAGCGTATCCGTACGCGTATGCAGCAGCCTCAACTCGACCAAGGTTTCTGTGAAGTGTCGCCATCGACGAGCTTTTCGTCATGGGAGACACGAACAGTGGAAGCTCCTCGATCCATAACTCTGCATTGGCTACCTTTAGCTGATTGATCAGCGCGCAGATTTCCGGCAGTGATTCTGGCATGGACAGCAGGATAATGCCGTCCGGTGTATTGACCGCGAATCCCCCGCTGACGCCAGGATCTACGGCTACGA